TAAAGTTCCTGATAATGTTGACCAGGATGCGTTATATCATCACGGTATAAAAGGCCAGAAGTGGGGTATAAGGCGATTCCAGAATAAAGAAGGACGCCTGACTGCCGCGGGAAAGAAACGATATGACGTTGAAAACGAGTCTTCGACAGAAACTGACGAAGAACGAAAGCAGCGCATAATAAAGTCTGGTAATCAGAAAGAAGTTATGAAAGCCGCAAATGAGATGTCTAATGCTGAATTGAAAGAAGCCATTGAGCGGATAAGGCTAAACGAGGAACTGAAAAATATATCGTTTGACAAATTTCAGAAAGGCCAAAAGAAAGTTGACAGCGTACTGCATACTGTGTCATCAACAACCGCTGCTGCTACTGGGATATACAACGTGGCAAGGGCGTTTAATAAAGAGTTGCCTCCTTTAGATCCTATTAAGGATCTACAGTATAAAACGCAACAAGTTAACTACAACAAAGCTCTTGCCGAGTTTAAGATGAAAGACCTTGAAAAATCCCTTAAGCAGGCCGATTTAACTCTAAAACTCGATCAACTTGAAAAGAATAAAAGAGACAAGAAGGGGTAATTAAATGTATTACAATCTCAGAACTCCTTACCCTAACGAACTATACCACCACGGTATAAAAGGTCAGAAGTGGGGAGTAAGAAGATACCAGAATCCCGATGGAAGTTTAACCGCCGAAGGCCGAATTCGATATGGCGTTGGAACACGAAAAAAGCATGAAGGAATTGAAGAAGATAAAATTGCCAAGGCGGCACAAAAATTAATGCACAAATATGAAAAAGAGAGATCCTCTTCAAAAATAGATAAAAAAACAGGCCTTAGATTAATGACTTCTAAAAAAACAATAAGTGAAAACGCAGAAAGAACAAATCCTGGATATTGGGCGTTTCCTTCAAACACTTTGTTTAGAGAAAATTGCGTTAATTGTTCTATAGCGTTTGAGCTTAGAAATAGAGGTTATGAAGTTCAGGCTTTGCCTTCACGCTCAAAAAATATGGAGACAGTTTATGATAAATGCTTTCCAAATGGGCTAAAACGAAACATTATTGAGGAGGACCCATGGGATAAGGCTGGAAAAAAATATGGGTTTGACCCAAATACCGGCAAACCTCTAGTTGAACAGGTTATGTTCACGGAATCAAGCTGGGCAATGATAAGAAAAGATATACAGCAAATGTACGATTCCATAGACCCAAATTCGACTATGAAAAAAGCAAAAGAAGCTTTTTCTAAAGAACCTCCAAATTCTAGAGGACACATCGGTATGACTTGGAATATTGGAAGTGGTCATAGTATGAATTATGCTATTACAAAAGATGGATCTCTACTTTTAATAGACCCGCAAAGTGGTAAAACGTTTTCCGGAGATGAAGTTGATAAAATATTGAAGATTGCACGCTCGTTTACTTTTACGCGGCTCGACAATCTTGATATTAATTACGAAGCGTGCAGAAAGGAGATAGTAAGATGACCTTACAAGAAGTGCTAAAATATTTTATAAAAAAGTATCCAAACAACGAACCATCCAAAGTCTATCAACCAGACTCTAATACACTATTAATAATTGCGCCTGACAAAAAGGCGCCGTTAAAGGCGGTGACTAGCTCGCCAAATATGTTCATTATGAATGCTAACGGCGATATTAACCCATTTAGCCCAATGGACGATATTGATAGATATTTAAAAATGTCAGATGACAAGTTCGTAATATACGATAAATATTCAACAAAGACGTCAAAATAAGGAGGCTAAACCCATGGCCGATACTAGCATACCTAGTAGATTTAAGAAAGCATGGAACGTCTTCTTTAGCAAACCTAAAAACGACACTTACAGCCCGACTCCGGTATCGTATAGTTACACATCTACGACTGTACGACCGGATAGAGGAAAGCGGATAAAAAGTGTAAAGTACAAGACCATCTTGTCGGCAATATACACAAGAATAGCGGTTGATGTAGCGCAGATAAGGATTGAGCATTGCAGGGTGGATGAGAATGACCGTTATAAGGGAACCATCGACTCCTCACTCAATAGGATATTTAATCATGAAGCAAACATCGACCAGTCAGGAAGGGATTTTAGGCAGGATATGGTGGAATCAATGTTCGAGTGGGGCGTTGTAGCTCTTTGCCCTGTAGATACAGACACCGACCTTGACGATACAAACTCCCCGACAATCTATTCTATGCGTATAGGCAGGATAGTTGACTGGAAACCATATAAGGTTCTTTGCACCGTCTGGAACGAAAGAACCGGACGGTATCAGAACGTTGAGTACAACAAAGATGCGGTTGAGATAATAACTAACCCCTTCTTTAGCGTAATGAACGAAAATAACTCAGTGGTCGACAGACTTACACGAAAGCTCGCGATCCTTGACACCATTGACGAACAGAGCGGAAGCGGTAAGCTTGACCTTATCATACAGCTTCCCTACATTGTAAAATCGGAAGCCAAGAGACAACAGGCTGAAAAGCGTCGTAGAGACATAGAAGACCAGCTGTCAGGTAGCAAATATGGTATAGCATATATCGACGGCACTGAACGAGTAACACAGCTCAATCGCGCCGTTGAAAACAACTTGCTTGACCAAATCCAGTACCTTACAGACATGCTTTACTCACAGCTGGGGTTGACTCCTGCTGTATTTAATGGCACTGCCAACGAACAGGAGATGCTGAATTACTATAACAGGACAATAGAACCTATCTTGGACGTGACTTGCGAAGAGCTTAAGCGTAAATACCTATCCCTTACCGCAATCACTCAGGGTCAGACCTTTAAGTATTTCAGAGACCCCTTCAAACTCGTTCCTGTAGAGAAGCTTGCGGACATTGCCGACAAGTTTACAAGAAACGAGATTCTGACCTCCAACGAGATCAGAGCAATTATTGGTTACAAGCCTTCTAGCGAACCCAACGCTGATGAGCTTCGTAATAAAAACCTTAATCAGTCCCCGCAGTCTATGGCCGAGGAACAGAAGCTTGGAAAACAGGCAGAATCTGAGGAAAAGGACTCACAGAAGGCTGAACAAAAATCTTAAAGAAGGAGGAAATTCAAAATGGGAAAGTCTTATGACTTTAGCGGCTGGGCTACACGCTTTGACCGGCTGTGCTCCGACGGAAGAACAATTCGCGACGGGGCGTTCGATGATGATGACGGAAAGAAAGTGCCTCTCATGTGGCAGCACGACCATAATTCCCCTGATATGGTTCTTGGACATGCTCTTCTTGAGAAAAGACCCGGGGAAGGCATGTATGCTTATTGCTCATTCAACGACAGCGAACAGGCCCAGGCGGCTAAAGAAGATGTTAGACATGGTGATGTTACGTCCCTGTCAATCCACGCAAATCGTCTCAAACAGTCAAACAAGGGAGATGTGCTGCACGGTTGCATTAGAGAGGTATCTCTTGTACTAACTGGCGCCAACCCCGACGCTAGGATCGATGTTCCCGTGATTCTTCACATGGATGACCCTAGCGGACGAGAGCTTATGGACGAGGCTGTTATATTTAGTGGCGAGGATATCGTTGACCGTAGCGGTTTAATGCACGCTGACGAAAAGGAGGACGAGAACGAGCCAGACAACGGAGACCAGACAATCGGCGACGTTTGGGAGACTCTTAATGACACCCAGAAGAAAATGGTCTATGCAATGTTGGCAATGGCGACACAGGGTGAAACCGTATCCCAGGGGGATTACGACGAAGGTTTCTACCATGCCGATTCTGATGATTCCGGTGAAACAATAGGTGACGTATTTGCGACGCTTAATGACAAACAGAAGAAGATGGTTTACGCCATGATTGCTCTTACTCAGAGCGGTAAACTTGGCGATATTAGTCATTCGGACGACGATGGCACAAATTTCTATGAGGAGGAAATGAATAACATGAGACGCAATGTTTTTGAGCAGGATACTGCTCGCACAAGACCCCAGTACGAACTCACTCACGCTGACTTTGAGGAGATCGTGGCAAACACAAGAAGAACTGGCTCCCTGAGAGACTCTTTCAGAGAGTTTATTCAGGACAAGACAGACGAGCTGATGCACTCTGCTGACGTAACAGTTGGTGAGCTCGGAGATGCTACCTATGGTGTGGCTGATATCGACTGGCTGTTCCCCGAGGCTAAGACTCTCGATACTCCGCCCGAGTGGATCAAGAGAGACACTGGTTGGGTTACAGAGGTAATGTCCAGTGTACACCACACTCCCTTCAGCCGTATCAAGTCCATGTTCGCTGATATTACTGCTGATGAGGCTAGAGCTAAGGGTTACACCAAGGGTAACAAGAAGGTCGAAGAGGTATTCACTCTCCTGAAGAGAACTACAACTCCGACCACTGTTTACAAGAAGCAGAAGCTTGATCGCGATGACAAAGTTGACATCACCGACTTCGACGTTGTTGCATGGCTCAAGTCAGAGATGCGCCTGATGCTCGATGAGGAACTCGCTCGTGCTTATCTTGTTGGTG